GCGTGGAACCGCCGCGCAAACCGATACCTGGTGCCTGATGGACATCCGGTCGCAGCGTGCGGACGCCGGTCCGGTCGTGGCACACGACCCCACCGGAGAAGGATCTGATTCATACGTTCGGCACGAAGACATCGAGGTGCTTTGCTCGATGTTCGGGCCGCGCGCACTGCGCCATGCGGCGCAGTTGCGCGACGGCGCCGCCGTGCCGCAGAACCGCGAGCCCTTGCAGGCGCAAGGCATCGCGGTGAGCGGCGCGGGGCCGATCCTGGCCCAGCACGAACTCGTGAATCAGCAGTGGATACGGCAGTTCGACATGACCTTGCGCTTTGCGCGACAGGTCATCCGCAGCTATCCGGTCCTGAATCTTCTGTCGGCGCAGGTCACGACGCATGCCGCGTCGCTATCCCCGACGGATAACACCAACCACCTTGCAGATTAAGGGATTTACCATGGCTAATGGATTGCCGGTATCACGCCTGATCAACGTTACGATCAACATGTCGCCGCTGGCGGCGCAGGGCGCGAGCCTGAACACCGCCCTGTTGCTGGGCTCGTCCGCGGTCATCGACACCGGCGAGCGCATGCGCGCTTACGGCGGCATCGATGCCGTCGCTGCCGATTTCGGCACCACCGCGCCGGAATACCGCGCCGCGCTGCTGTACTTCCAGCAGACGCCCCAGCCTTCGCAGCTGTACATCGGCCGTTGGGCCAAGGGCGCCACGTCGGCGACGCTGCGCGGCGCCGTGCTGTCGGCGGCTGAAAAACAACTGTCCGCCTGGACCGCGGTCACCGCGGGCGCCTTTGCCCTGACGGTCGACGGCACCGCCAAGTCGATCAGCGGCCTGGACTTCTCGGGCGCCACCAACCTGAACGGCGTGGCCTCGATCATCTCGACCGCGCTGGTGTCCGCCTCGGTGCTGTGGAACGGCTCGCAGTTCGTCGTGACCTCGAACACCTCGGGCGCCACCTCGACGCTGGGCTATGCGTCGGCACCCGGTACCGGCACCGACATCTCGTCGATGCTGGGCCTGACTGCCGCCCAGGCTTCGGCCCCCGTCGCAGGCATCGTCGCCGAGACGCCGGTGGACGCCGTGGCGCTGTTCCTGGACCGCTTCGCCAACAAGTTCCTGGGCCTGGCCTTTGCCGATGCCGAACTGACGAGCGCCCAGCACCTGGCCGTGGCCGGCCTGATCGAGGCCGACCAGCGTCACCTGTACGGCGTGTCGACCCAGTCGCCCCAGGTGCTGGACCCGACCCACCACGACGACATCGCCAGCCAGTTGAAGGCGCTGAAATACAAGTACACGATCGTGCAGTTCTCCAGCGCCAATCCGTACGCGGTGGCCTCGCTGCTGGGCCGCATGCTGACGGTGAACTTCAACGCCAACAACACCACGATCACGCTGATGTACAAGCAGGAACCCGGCATCGTCGCCGAGACCATGACCAGCAGCCAGGCCGACACGCTGGCCGCCAAGAACTGCAACGTCTTCGTCAACTACGACAACGACACGGCGATCATCCAGTACGGCGTGACGCCCAGCGGCATCTTCATCGACTCGGTCTACAACGCGATCTGGTTCCGCAACCGCGTGCAGACCGACGTCTACAACCTGCTCTACACCAGCCCCACCAAGGTGCCGCAGACCGATGCCGGCAACCAGCTGATCGCTTCGGTGATCGAGGCCGCGTGCGAAGCCGCGGTCAACAACGGCTACCTGGCCCCGGGCGTCTGGAATTCGGCCGGCTTCGGCGCGGTCAAGCAGGGCGACACGCTGTCCAAGGGCTATTACGTCTATGCCCCGGCAATCGCCACGCAGTCCCAGGCCGACCGCGAAGCGCGCAAGGCCGTTCCGTTCCAGGTCGCCGCCAAGGAAGCCGGCGCCATCCACACCGTCGACGTTCTCGTCACGGTCAATCGCTAATCAGGAGTCGCAGATGTCTACCTATTCGTTCGCTGATATCAGCGCCAGTCTCATCGGCCCGGGCGGGGCGATTTCGCTGGGCTACGGCTCGGGCAATGCCGACGAGGGCATCACCGTCGCCATGGCCGCGTCGCGCAACACCATGACGGTGGGCGCCGACGGCGAAGTCATGCACACGCTGAACGCCAACAAGAGCGGCACCGTGACGCTGACCTACCTGAAGACGTCGCCGGTCAATGCCCAGCTGCAGGCGCTGTACGACGCGCAGACGCTGGATTCGCGCCTGTGGGGCAAGAACCTCATCACCGTGACCAATCCGGCTACCGGCGATGTGACCACCTGCCGCTCGTGCGCATTCGGCAAGCGTCCCGACCTGACCTACAAGAAGGACGGCGACACCGTGGCCTGGGTTTTCGACGCGGGCAAGATCGACACCATTCTCGGAACCTACTAAGCCATGTCCCTGGAAATCGACCTGAACGGCAACCGGTATTCCATCGGAAAACTGAGTGCCAAGCAGCAGTTCCACATCTCGCGCCGCATCGCGCCGATCCTGCCGACGCTGATTCCGGTGTTCGTCCGCCTGGCGGGCGGCAGCCGGGTGGTGTCGGAAGACCCCGGCGGCCTGGCCGATGTCCTGCAACCGCTGGCCGACGGCCTGGCGGCGATGAAGGATGAGGATGCCGAGTACGTGCTCGACACGTGCTTGCAGGTCGTCCAGCGCAAGCAGGAGCACGGCTGGGCCGGCATCTGGTCGGCCAGCCAGCGCACGCCCATGTTCCAGGACATCGACCTGGGCGTGATGTTGCCGCTGGTGATGCGCGTCATCACCGTCAACCTGGGGCCTTTTATGCAAGGGCTGCTTACGAGCCAGACGAGCAGCCCCGAGGCGACACAGGCTGGCTGAAAAGCCTGCCGGGCGGCGAAGACTGGTTGCTGGCGCCGGTGCTTGAGGGGCTCTGCAAGTACGAGTCCCTCAAGGACGGTTCCCTGGACCTGGCCGACATCGCGCTCCTGAACGACGCGCTGTCGGTCCGGGCAGACAACAAGGCGGAAGCGCACCGCCGTCTAATGGCAGAGAGAATGGCTAACACATCAGACTTGCAGCAGGCCGTCGTTGCTCTGGGATTCCAGATCGACGCCAAGAGCCTGCAACGAATCGAAGACGCGCTGAACATCATGGCGCGTGGATTCGACAGATTGAATTCGTCGATGGCGCAGACCGGCCAATGGGTTGGTCAGATGGCCGAGAAGTTGGAAGCGGTGTATTTCGGCGCCCAGCGCGTCGGGGCATCCGCAAGCAATCTGCGGGCGTTCGGCGCAGCGGCTCAGGACTTTGGCGTTTCCGCCCAGACTGCGGAAAGCAGTTTGAAGTCGCTGAAGCAGGCCATGGAAGATGGCACCGCTGCCGATTTTCTCAAAGAGAGCGGCCTGGGTGTCGATACCGTCGACAAGACCACGGGCAAGCTGCGCGACACCGTCCAGGTAATGGGCGACGTTCTGGCGCAGGTGCATGCGCTGTCGCCCCAGGATGCACGCCGCCTGGCTGGAAACCTTGGCATCGACGATGAGTTGATGGACCCCAAGCGCGCGGCCCAGCTGTTGCAACGTTACCGCGAGATACGCCAGGCCGCGGCAACGACCGGCCTGGATACGGTATCGGCAGACGCGCACGAATCGATGAACTCGATTCGAGAAATCGGGCGCACCATCGACAACATTTCCACGAAAGTGGCAGGCGCATTCCTGGAAAAACTCAAGGGCCCACTGCAGGAATTCTCGCAATGGTTCCAGACCAATGGTCCGCTCATCGGTGAACGCATGGCCGAGGTGGCCAAGGCCATATTGGACATGGCGCTGGCGGTTGCGCCGGTGCTGGGATGGGTCGCAGGGGCCATTTTGGAGCTGGACGCCATCACCGGCGGCTGGAGCACCCGAATCGGGCTGGCAATTGCTGCGTTCCGGATGTTGGGTGGGGCCGAACTGGTGACGGGTTTGCTCCAGTTGGCCGAGGCAATCGGCGCGGTGAACCTGGCCAGCGGTGGGCTTGGCGCCGCTGGCGGATTGGGCGGTTTGCTCCGTTTTGTCGGTCGCAAGCCCTTGCTTAGGCTAGGCGCCGCCGGTGTGCTGACCGAGGGTTTTCTGAGTCTGGCGGATTTGGCGCAGCCGTCCATTCCCGGTGAGAGCGATGAGGAGCACCGGGCACGCACGGTAGACCATGTGTCATCCGTCCTGTCGGTTCCCCCCCCATTCCTGCTCTCGACCAAGCTGGCGATGGACATGATGATGCTGTTTTACAAGCCAGGAGCACCGGGTTCAGGCGGCGTCAAGGTAGGGCCGTCCAGTTTTTCGGACCTGCCCCGAGTGCCGCGGCCAGTCTTTGAAGGCTCGACGGACCCGGGCGAGAGCACCCAATCGGCGTCAGAAGCGGCGTCCGGCCAGGCAGGGGTCGACCATTTGCGTATGGTCGAGCAGGCGGATCTGGCCGCACGCGCTGCCGGTGAGAATTTTCAGCGGCTTCTCGAGGGCATGCCCGCGTCGAGCCGCGGGCTGCTCATGGCTTCCGACAGCGCAAGCCTGCGCTTGCCTGCTTTCGGTGAACCGATACCTCAATCGCTGTCAGCGCCCTGGGACGGCTACCGCAGTGGTGCGCTGGAAGTGAGGCTGAACGTCGAGTCGCCGCAAGTCAACCTGAACGCCACCACCCACATCTACGTGGAAGGCGCCGCCGACCCGATGGCGACCGCGACGGCCGTGGCCGCCCAGCAGGATCGCGTCTTCGCGGACCTGACACGCAACACGCAGGGAGCATACCAATGACGGATTTGAGTTCGGCGGGCCTGGACATGGTGCTGCTGCATACCAAGAAAATCGGCCAGATCGAGATCGCCGCGGTGGTCCAGGAAACGTACACGGATACGTTGGAAATCACCTCGCATCCCGTGGACGGCGGCCCGGGCGGCCCGCGCACGATCAACGACCACGCCTTCAAGAAGCCGCGCGAGGTCGTCATGCAGTGCGGCTGGAGCAACGCGGACTACGAAGGCCTGCTGGGCGCCACCGCTGAAGCGCTGCCGAACGGCCAGGCCGCGGCATCCGACTACGTGACGGCGGTGTACACGCAGCTGCTGGCATTGCAGGAATCGCGCGAGCCCTTCGACCTGATCACCTGCCGGCGCAAGTACAGCAACATGCTGATCCAGAGCCTGAAGGTGGATCACAACAAGGACACGCAGGGCAGCTTGCGCGTCACGGCCAACCTGGTCGAGGTGCAGATCGTGCATGCCCGCGAAACGGCGGTGCCGCCGCTGCCGCGCCATGCCGATGCCAGGAAGACCGGCGGGCCGATGGAATGCGGCACCCGCAATGCGACCGTCGCGAACCCGAGGAGCCCATGATGGCCAGTTTCTACGAGATTCCCTTGCTGCCGGTGCCGCAGCGTTTCACGATCGCCCTGGGCGGCAAGGAATACCGCCTGACCGTGCAATACCGTGACGGCTGGGTGCTGGATATCGACAGCGCCGAAGGCGAGCCGCGGGTGGCGGGCATTCCCTTGGTCACGGGCGTGGATTTGCTGGGCCAATACCGGCACCTGGGGTTTGGCGGCGGCCTGTGGCTGATCAACGCCAGCCTGTCCGACGATCCGCCCACCTATGAAAACCTGGGCGTGCAGGCCAAGCTCTACTGGAAGGCGGGCTGACATGGCGACATCAACGCACGCGGTGGGCGGGGTGGATTACGCCCGGCAATGGTTGCGCGGATCGGAACTGCTGATCGGCAACGACCAGGGCCTGGATCTGTCGGACTTTCATTTCACGTTCGAGATCAGGCACACGGACTCCTCCAAGCCCAGCACCGCCAAGATCCGCATCTACAACC